TAATTAGAAATCCTCCGTAAAATTGATTGTTTCGTTTAATTTAGCTTTTTGATATTCAACGGTTCTTGATTCAAAGAAATTACCTTTTGTTTCAACCGCAATTTGTTCCATAAATTTAAATGGTTGCTCAACATTAAATTGTTTTTGACACCCCATTTTAATTAGAAGACCATCAACAACAAATTCAAGATATTGTTTCATTAAATTTGAGTTCATACCTATTAATGATACCGGTAAAGACTCTGTGATAAATTCTTTTTCAATCTCAAGCGCCGATAATAAAATTTCTTTTATTCTTTTTTCACTTGGTTTGTTTTCTACGTGATTATTTAATAAATGAATGGCAAAATCACAATGTAAGTTTTCATCCTTAAAAATTAAAGAATTTGCGTTACATAATCCTTGCATAACACCTCTTGATTTCAACCAAAATATAGAACAGAAAGAACCTGAAAAGAAAATACCTTCAACCGCCGCGAAAGCCACTAACCTCTCTTGGAAAGATGCGTTACTAATCCACTCTAAAGCCCATTTAGCTTTCTTTTGAACTGCCGGTAACCTATCAATAGCGTTAAAACATTCATCTTTTTCTTTAGGATTTGATACATAGGTATCTATTAATAAAGAATACATTAATGAATGAATGTTTTCCATCATTAACTGAAATCCGTAGAAGAATTTTGCTTCAGGATATTGAACTTCTCTATAAAAATTTTCCGCTAAGTTCTCATTAACAATTCCGTCTGAAGCGGCAAAGAACGAAAGAACATTTTTAATGAAAAATCTTTCATTATCAGTCAATTTTTCCCAATCTCTAATATCCCCCGTTAAATCAATTTCTTCTGCCGTCCAAAAAGCGGCTTGATGTTGTTTGTAATACTCCCATATATCGTGATATTCGATGGGGAATATAACAAATCGATTAGGATTCTCTTTTAAAATTTTTTCCATACTTTAATTAATTATTTTGTTGTCTTTGTTTTCTTTTTTCTAGTAAGTCTAGAACTCTTTTTCTATTTTGTTCTTCTTTCTGTTCCTCTAACCCTAAGAATGTTACGGAACTTTCTGTATCAATTTCTAACATTCCGTTATCAAATTTACAATTTTCAAAAACAACACCATCATCACCAATACGTGACTTAGTGATTGCTATTGTCGCCAATTTCATTTCTTTTTGTTGTAATGTTTTCGCCACAGATATAATAACGTGACCAACTTGAGCCTTCTTAATTGATCCTCCCATTTGGTCAGTTGTAACTACCTCAGATGAAATTGAACTTCTATTACCTTGTGTTGCAGTCCATCCTACGATAGATAATTCGTGACACATCGCCTCAAAAGCTCTCATAACTGAACCTTCAGATTTCCATTCATCACCTAAATTCTTATCAGGCACCACACAATCAATATAATCTAATAAAACCATATCAATTTTAATACCATCGGCAATCATTTTTCTAATCTGATTTTTTATTTGTAACATTGTCATCGTGTCCGAAGGTAGTTTCTTTAATACTAACTTATTTGGCATAGTATCTCTAATCTCTTGAACTTTATTCATAACTTCCTCCTTTTTGATTGTTAACTCATCAGGATGTACTTTAGTCCAAAGTGTGATGTGTTTTCTTTGTATAATCTTAGGATTATCTTCAAAGAATATTTGTAACACATTGTGACCTAAATTATAAGCGTGATTAGATATTTTGGTTAAGAATGTAGATTTTCCTACTCCCGTTGGTGCGAGTATCACTCCAATTTCTCCCTTAGCCAAACCACCTTTTAATAGTCTGTCAATTCCAGGTATACCCATTGGTATCGGATGTCTGTAATCTTCATTTAAAACTTCATCTAAATTAAAGAATACATCTGACATTCCATCTTCTCTTTCACCTACTTGTAAAGCTTCTCTAACCAAGGTTTCAAGTTGTTCGTAATTTTCAAACTCACCTCCGTCAATAACTTTTTGAGCCTTAGTAATTGCCTTTTGAAGTTCTTGTTGTTTACAGAACTTCATAGCCTTATCTTGAACAAATAAACTTCCTTCAATTGGAGCTTCTTTAATTTTACCAATAGTGTCTAATACTATTTTTGACGCCAATTCTTGTTGTAACTCAGATTTAGTTATTTGTTCAAGTGTCTCAAAATTAGGAGTGTGTTCATATTTTGAATAATATTCTTTAATCATTTGGAAAATGATTTTGAAATATTTGTTTTCAAAATACTGAGTTTCCATCACGTCAATAATTGACCTTGAAAACTCTTTGTCCAGTATAATTTGATTCAATAATTGTAGCTGAAATGTGCTACCCAAATAATCGAAGTTTTTGTTTGTCGCCATATTTTTACCCTTTTCGTATATGATAAATATTCTTAAATCGTATTAACTTCAAGGTATTTGTAAGTTAAATTTTCGGATGAAAAAATGTCAGTTAGACCCGAAAGAATACTTTTTATACGCGGGCGTATGTCTACGGTGTATCTTATTTTAGGCGGATAAAGTTTTGCGTCCATCCTTCTATGACAAATTGTCTTATCACCCTCTCTTAAAAAGATGTTAAAACTTTCAGGACCATCCGTATAAGATGTGTTAAGGACTTCAGGGTTGTTCGCGATTTCATACTCGTTGTCCATCATATAAACAACCGTCTTCATTTTTAACTCATATTCGAGTTCACTTTTTAAATCTTTAATAAACTCATACAATTCTGCCGAATTTTTAGCTTTTGAATTGTAGTCTCTAACATTAAAGTATCTCTGAACGATAATGTTGTCGTTAACCATTAACACGAACTCTAATTTGGTTGCGTCTTGTTGCTCTTTCATATACATATTTATTTTTTTGTTTGATAGTTTTTCTTTTCTTTTCTTGTTAATTTTAAAAATGGTTTTAAAAAGTTGACCCAAGCGTCGTCTGTTTTTGGTAAAAACTTAAAAAACCCATCTTCCATCATATATTTAATCAGGTTTCTATGTCCCCTACCTTCAGGATCCAACGTTTCTTTATAATAAAGTTCAACGATTTCTTTACCTTCTTCTGTGATAATTGGTTTTGATAAATCAATGATTTTTTCGTTAATCTGAAAAAACTCATCCCCATAAATTCCTGTTTTTGTTCTACCTGTTAGTAAATTTTTTAAAACCTTGTTCTCTTTATCTTCTTTTAGAAGATTTTCCGCCTTAATTAAAATATCGGTAAAAGATATTGTTTTTTCAAGTAGCTCAGGGAATAATTTTATTAAAGTTTTTTCACCTAAATAATAGATACCATCTATATTGTCTGACTTATCACCCATTAATATCTTGCAAACTTTAACATTTTCGTGAGGAACTTCAATTTCATATAATTTAATTTTATCCCCAAATTTACATAATTTTTTTGAATTTGGAGAATAAATTGATACGTTTTTTGATATTAGTTGTGATAAATCTCTATCACCTGAAAATATTGTGATTTGTTCATTTTCAGATATTTGACAATAATAAGCGATTAGGTCATCAGCCTCATTTTGTTCAACATTAACTTGACGAATAAACATTTCCTCAAGATATTGTTTTATTCTTTGTCTTTGTTGATTAAATGATATTTCCTTTAAAGGGTCGTCTTCACCCTTTCTATTTTGTTTGTATTGGGGATATATTAGTTTTCTTGGGAGGATACTATGTTCTCCATCCCAAAAAACCAATACTTTGTCAAAATTATATTCTTCAATAAATTTACGTGTGGTGTTTAGGAAATACCATATACCTCCTATGTGTTTTCCTTCGTGGAAATAATCTTTAACTCCGTGAAAACCTATTTTTAGTAGGTTATTACCATCAACAATAAGTGTTTTAGTCACTTTTTAATTTTAATCGGGTTCAACAATTTGTTACTAAATATTTTCTGTTTCTTCTTCCTCGGATTCATCGAAAACCATTTCACCTGTTCCCGAAAGGATTGCGTTCCAATAACTTGAAAATTCTTTCTTATATTTTTCCAAAGCCTCTTTGGTATCTGAAATATATCCTTGTGGAACCGCAATAATTTTACCATCTTTATAAGCAATACCTGTTACGTGATTTTTAAGAACAGATACTTTTGTTCTAACCGCGTAAGATACGGTTCTACCGTTCTTCGTTGCGGTAATGTGGTTAACTCCCGCGTTCTTTTGATTTCCAAATAAAAATACCAAAGAAGATGCTAAGTATAACGCTTCACCACCTTTTGGTTTAATGGTTGGTTGTCCAAATGGATTATCAGGTAATTCTACCCAAGGTTGATTAATCACAACTAATGTATTGTAATATGGGTAATCTTCTTTTTTTGATTTTGAGATTCTTGAGTGGATACCCATTCCGACTTTATCCGCCAATACTTTAGCGTTGTGCATACCTCCACCTTTTCCTTCAAAAGTCATTTGACAAGGTAATGAACCTATACTATCAAATAAGAATAAAATACTATATGGTATATCACCTTTTTCTTGGGCGTCCAATACTTGATTAATAAAATCTGTGGATTGTTCGATAGTATCAAAAGAATCGTTAAATATTAAATTTCCATCCCATTCTCCATTTGAGTTTTGTTCCGCCTGTAACCCCAATTCAACTGCATGA